ATGCAGAGAATAGTTTAGAAACTAAGAACTTTACATTCGCTGATGTGATAAGCTTCCTGCAACAGAACTTACTTATAATGAACACACCTTCATTTACAGGCGTACTAGAGTATGCTGATAACGCAGCGGCAGTTACAGCAGGGTTAGCAGTAGGTAAGGTTTACAGAACAGGAGATGTTTTGAAAATCGTACATTAAAAAATAATTTGTATATTTGCCAATAAATTCAAATCAAAATGAAAAGATCAATCGAAGAAAAGGAATTAAAAAAACTACAAGAAATTGAGTCGTTCTTTAAAAGCGCAAACGAGGCGTTAGGTCAATTAACGACTGAGTATGAGTTCAAGAAGTCTGATGTTTTAAGACAAGTGAACGAAAAGCTTATCAAACAGGACGAGCTTAAAAAAGAACTAGCTGAAACTTACGGAGAGAATATCACTATTGATATCAATACAGGAGAAATCTCTGAAGCTGAACCACAGGCGTAATGTTCGATATTAGAAAAATAACAATAGGGGCTGACTACAAGAGTAATGGTATGCATTACATTGTAGGACAGCCTATATTGGATAAATCCTACACAATTCATCTAATGCGACTTGATGAGAATACGGGCGGTATTAAGATCTGGATAGAGAAGGATAACGAGATCTTTCTTTGGAAGGAGTTTAATTCTAATATGCCTATCTCTATAGAGTATAACATAAACTTCTAATGAAATCCCCAAACATGTTCATCGTCAAACCACTCAATGGAAGACGATATGACAACATTAAAGAGATCGGAGGACTTGAATTAATTACCAGCGTATCACAGGAAGACCACACAGTGTCTAACAGGTATGCAGAGGTAGTAGAAACCCCTATAAACTATTCAGGAGAAATATCAAAAGGAGATATACTTCTAGTGCATCATAACGTATTCAAGTTATATTACGATATGCGTGGAAGAGAAAAGAGTGGCGCTAGTTATTTCAAGGACGATCTATTCTTTGTTGACTACGAGCAGTTCTTTCTTTATAAGCACAACGATAACTGGAAATCTCATTCCAAGTATTGCTTTATAAAACCTATAGAATCTAAAGACTCTATAATTAAAAAGAATTGTAAGGAGGAGCCTCTTATCGGAACTATAGCTTATATTAATGATGAGTTATTATCACTAGGGCTTAGCGTGGGTGATGAAATAGCATTTGAACCAGATAGTGAATATCCTTTTACTATAGACGGAGAAAAACTGTACAGGATGTTTACTAATAACATCACACTGAAATGGAATTAAAAGAAATTAAACAGAGAATTATTGATGCTGGATACAAGGCAGTTGAGGAACTTATAAAGGTCGCTGAAGATACTATTATAAGAGGTGGAGATGATGACTTATCATCTGACAAATTAAAGAACGCAGCAGCTACCAAGCGTTTAGCTATAGAAGATGCTTTTAGTATTTTAAGTAGAATAGAATCTGAAAAAGAAAAACTAAACGAGGATCCTAAAGAAGTAGCTAAGCCAGAACCTAAAATACAAGGATTTGCAGAAAAACGATCAAAATAACTTATATTCAGTTGTACGAAATCATATTCCGCCAACTGTACTAGCTAACAAGAATAATAAAAAGTCTTGGCAGTACGGATACGACGAGAAGTATGATATGATCGTCATATCTAAGAACGGAACCGTAGGTGAGGTGTATAACATAAACGGATTGTTTATAGCACTCCCTAAAACTCCAGACTCAGTATACTCTAGAGACAAGAAAAAAGAGAATCAATACTGGCAGCCATTCGAATATCCAAAAGAACTAGAGAAAATAAAATCTATATTTCATTGGCACGACACTCCTAACGAGTTTAAATCTAAGTGGGTTGACTACATAGAAACCGAGTTCGACAGAAGAGAGAACGGATTTTTCTTTATGAATAATGGAGTTGAGACGTATATGACAGGGTCTCACTATATGTATTGTCAGTGGACCAAGATTGACGTCGGACTTCCTGATTTTCGTGAGGCTAATAGAATATTTTTTATTTATTGGGAAGCATGCCGTGCGGATGACAGGTGCTTCGGAATGGTCTACCTAAAGATTAGACGTTCTGGATTTTCATTTATGGCCTCATCTGAAGCTGTAAATATAGCTACGTTAGCTAAGGATGCTAGAATTGGTATTCAATCTAAGACAGGGGGCGACGCTAAGACTATGTTTACTAATAAGGTTGTTCCAATATCAAGTAACCTTCCTTTCTTTTTTAAGCCTATCATGGACGGTATGGACAAGCCTAAAACCGAATTAGCTTTTAGGGTTCCTGCTTCTAAGATTACAAAGAAAAACATGTACGATAGTTCAGAGGTTGAGCTAGAAGGATTGGATACGTCTATTGACTGGAAGAACACTGCTGACAACAGTTATGATGGGGAAAAATTAGTTTACCTTGTTGAGGATGAGTCCGGTAAGTTAGAGGCTCCTAATAATATATTGAACGGTTGGCGAGTTAGAAAAACTTGTCTTCGTTTAGGTAGTAGAATTATCGGTAAGTGTATGATGGGATCAACCCCTAACGCGCTCGCTAAAGGTGGGGCCAACTTCAAAAAGCTTTACGAGGATTCGAATATAAAAACACGTAATGAGAATGGCCAGACAAAGTCAGGTATGTACTCCCTTTACATCCCAATGGAGTGGAACTTCGAAGGATATATTGATAGATACGGAATGCCTGTGTTTAGAAAGCCTGAGAGTCCTGTAATTGGAATAGATGGAAGACCTATAACTAACGGAGCTATAGACTACTGGGAGAATGAGGTAGCTTCGTTGAAAAATGATTCGGATGCTCTTAATGAGTTTTATAGACAGTTCTCAAGAACAGAGTCTCACGCGTTTAGAGATGAAAGTAAGGCGTCTTTATTTAACCTTACAAAGATCTATCAACAGATAGACTACAACGACTCTTTAATTAGAGATCAGATACTAACTAGAGGATCGTTCCATTGGAAAAATGGAGAGAAGGATACTCAGGTAGTTTGGACTCCTGATCCAAGGGGTAGGTTCTTAGTATCTTGGATTCCTAATACAGCAATGCAAAATCAAGTAATTTATAAAAATGGAAACAAATACCCTGGTAATGAGCATATTGGTGCTTTTGGCTGTGATCCTTATGACATATCCGGAACCGTCGGTGGTGGAGGATCTAACGGATCACTACACGGGCTTACTAAGTTTAATATGGATAATGCTCCTAGTAATCACTTTTTTCTTGAGTATATAGCTCGTCCACAGACAGCTGAGATATTTTTTGAAGAGGTACTAATGGCGTGTGTATTTTATGGCATGCCAATCCTTGTAGAGAATAACAAGCCAAGGCTATTGTATCACTTTAAAAACAGGGGATACAGAGGATTTTCAATGAACAGGCCAGACAAACACTTTACTAATCTTTCTAAAACAGAAAGAGAGCTAGGAGGAATACCTAACTCATCTGAAGATGTTAAGCAATCGCATGCCGCTGCTATTCAATCGTATATAGAAAAGTATGTAGGAATGGATACCGAAGGTACGTATAGAGACTCAGATGAAATGGGTGATATGTACTTCACAAGAACGATAGAGGAATGGGCTAAATTCGATATAAATAATAGAACGAAATTTGACGCCGCAATTAGTTCAGGGTTAGCTATTATGGCTAATCAGAAGAACATATATTTAGCGGCAAAGAAAGAGTCGAAAATAAGTGTTAATTTTGCAAAGTATAATAACTCAGGAACTAGAAGTGAACTTATTAGATAAATGAAAGACGTAAAAATAAATATACCTGCAACTGCTTTTCCAAATCAGTTTGCTTCAGATAAAGAGAAGGAAACATTTGAGTACGGACTACAGATCGCACAAAGCGTTCAGTACGAGTGGTTTAGAAAGGACGGTAATAACTCAAGATTCTATGATCAGTGGGGAAACTTCCATAAATTAAGATTATACGCAAGGGGAGAACAGTCTATAGGAAAGTATAAGGATCAGATAGCTGTTGACGGTGACTTATCTCATACTAACCTTGACTTTACCCCGGTACCTATTATACCAAAGTTTGTTGATATCGTTGTTAACGGTATGAACAATAGGTTATTTAAACCTAAGGCATATTCTCAAGATGCAATGTCAGCAGACAGAAGATCTAAGTATCAAGATATGATACAAGCAGATATGGTATCCAAGGATCTTTTACTTCAAGTTAAGGACCAGTTTGGTGTTGACGCTTTTGATACCAATCCTGATGAACTTCCAGAGAACGATGAGGAACTATCATTATATATGCAGCTTAACTATAAGCCCGCAATAGAGATAGCTGAAGAGGAAGCTATTAATACAGTACTTGAAGAAAATAGATATAACGAAACCAGAAAAAGAGTTGACTACGATATAGCTACCTTAGGGATAGGGATGGCTAAACACATGTTCCTTCCTGGTGACGGAGTTAGAGTAGAGTATGTTGACCCTGCAAATGTTGTGTACAGTTATACCGAGGATCCTTACTTTAGAGATTGTTTCTATTGGGGAGAAATAAAGACTGTGCCTATAACAGAGCTAGTTAAAATTGATCCTACACTTACTAATGATGACTTGAAAGAAATTTCAAAGTACAGTCAGTCATGGTACGACTATTACAACTCAGCTCAGTTTTATAATAACAGCTTGTTCAGTAACGATACAGCTACGTTATTATATGTAAATTACAAGACTACAAAGAAAATAGTCTACAAGAAAAAGAACCTTGAGGACGGAAGTTATAAGATAATAGAAAAAGACGACACGTTTAATCCACCACAAGAGATGATGGATGAAGGTCGTTTTGAAAAGATTGAAAAGACTATTGATGTTTGGTATGATGGGGTAATGGTGATGGGTACTAACATCATGTTGAAATGGGAGTTATCCAAAAACATGGTAAGACCTAAATCAGCTTCTCAACACGCAATACCTAACTACGTAGCAGTGGCTCCAAGAATGTATAAAGGAAACATTGAATCTCTTGTTAAGAGAATGATTCCATTTGCAGACTTAATACAAATGACTCACTTAAAGCTACAACAAGTAATATCTAAAGTAGTTCCTGATGGTGTGTTTATTGATGCCGATGGATTGAACGAGGTTGATCTTGGTAACGGAGCAGCATACAATCCTGAAGACGCACTTAGATTATACTTCCAAACAGGTAGTGTTATTGGTAGAAGCTACACAGGAGATGGTGAGTTTAATAACGCTAGAGTTCCTATCCAAGAACTTAACTCAAATAGTGGGCAGTCTAAAATACAAAGTTTAGTTGGAAGTTACAACCACTACTTAAGTATGATTAGAGATGTGACTGGACTAAACGAAGCTAGAGACGGATCCAATCCAGACCCTAACTCTTTAGTTGGTGTTCAGAAACTAGCCGCTCTTAATTCAAATACAGCTACAAGACACATTCTTGAGTCTAGTTTATTTATAACCAAGTCATTAGCAGAAGCTATTTCTTACAGAGTTGCAGATATACTAGAATACTCTGACTTTAAAGAGGAGTTTATAAATCAGATCGGTAAGTACAATGTAGGTATATTGGATGAAATCAAAGACCTATATCTTTACGATTTCGGTATATTTATCGAAGTATCTCCGGATGAAGAAGAAAAGGCTCAGTTAGAACAGAACATAAATCTTGCTTTATCTAGAGACTCTATTTACTTAGAGGACGCTATTGATATTAGAGAGATGAGAAACCTTAAGTTAGCTAATCAATTACTTAAACTTAAGAGAAAGAAAAAAGAAGAGCAGATTCAAAAGAACGAGCAAGCCAAGCAACAAATGCAAGGTCAGATTCAGATGCAGTCACAACAGATGGCAGCTCAAAATGCAATGCAAAATATACAGGCTGAAACTCAATCTAAAATGCAGATCAAGCAAGCAGAGATTGCTTACGAGATAGAGAAGATGAAGAGCGAGGCTCAATTAAAGATGGAGCTTATGCAGATGGAATTCCAAATGCAAATGCAGCTTAAGGGAGCTGAATTCGAAACTGTTAAAACAAAGGAGCAGTTAAAAGAAGAAGCTAAAGATAAGCGTATAA